AACGTCCATTCTTGGATGTTCTCAAGGACATGTTCAACGAACGGCTGGGCAAGGTCAGTGGAGGTCGCTTTATTGAGACTGAAGTTGGCAAGCAGCTCAAGATGGGTGACATCTGCGTCAATGGTGATCCAAAGTTCACTTCAACGTGGGACGTGGTCACCTACGCACTTCTAATGAACCACAACATTCAGGTTCACCTTGAGGGCGTGTTTGAAACACAGGATCTTTACGACAAGGGCGACCCTCAGTTTGTTCCTGCAGAGCTTCTGCAGATCAAGGACGTCATCGAGGAAGTATTCCGTAGTGAAACTCCCATGGACGTGATTGCCCGTAATCGCAAGGTCTTGAACTTTATCGCCGGCAGCAATGCTGAAAACGGTGTTCCTGATTATAGCGAATTTGCGCTTTCCAATGTTAAGGATCATAGGACAGTGCAGCAGGCTCGAAAAGAGTTTGAGGAAGCGGAAGCTGGAAAGCGAGCCGCAGCCCAACCAACCAAGCTTGCCGATGATCTTTTTGAGTTCTGAGGAATAAATGGGTAACATCGTCTATGATAAACTGATGACGTTGATGCCTGGCCGCCGGAAGACAACCTCTTCCGGCTGGACCAGCACTAACGGAGTTTGTTGTGTTCACAATGGTGAAACGCCGGACACTCGTGGCCGTCTAAGCATCACAATGGGCACTGTTGATGATGGTGTGATTGCCCGTTGTTTCAACTGTCACTTTGTTGCTATTTGGAAACCAGGTCAAGCGCTTGGTAGGAAGATGAAGAATCTTCTCGGTTGGTTTGGTATGCCGGATGAAGAAATTCGCAAGTTGAATTTCAACATCTGGCAACAAAATCAGAATAGTGCGCTTGGTACGATTTATCAGCCCAAACCGTACACTACCTTGGCATTTAAACCTCAGCCACTGCCTCCGGGATCTCGGAAGGTGATGGAATTGCTGGTTGAAGGTTGCGAAGATCCAAACTTCATGTTGGTAATGGAGTATCTAGTAACCCGAGGCGATGATATCGTCGAAGGATATGATTACTACTGGACACCAAACAAAGCGGGCGATATGAACCGCAAGCTGATTATACCATGCTTTTGGGATGATCAGATTGTTGGCTACACTGCCCGAGCCTGCTTTCCAACAAAGCAACGATACTACAAGGATGTTCAAGGCGACTATCTGTTCAACACAGAAGTAGCTAAGAACGATTGGGAGTATCTATTCCTTTGTGAAGGACCCTTTGACGCCATTGCGATAAATGGTGTTGCAGTCATGGGCGGTACAGTCACTGACAACCAAGCCCGATGGTTGAACCAGCTTGGTAAGAAAATCATCGTAGTTCCCGACATGGAAGCTGGTGGTGGATATCTCGTTGATGCAGCTTTGAAAGAAGGCTGGAGTGTTAGTTTCCCCAAGTGGGACCCGGGTATCAAAGACGGTGCCGATGCGACCAAAACTTATGGAAAACTCTATACAGTCTGGTCGATTATTGACGCCCAGGTCAGTAACAAACTAGAAATAAACGTGCGCCGACAGCGCCTACGATAAGAAGACCAGGAGGTCCAATTGAGCCAGAAGAGAAAAGAAGAAGTTGAGCTCAAGGACTATAGTCAGGAAGTCCAGAAGGTCCTGATTCAGTTCATGCTAACTGACAACACATCATACGTGCGTTGTCAGAATATCGTCAAGCCAGAATACTGGGACGAGAAGCTGCGACCAGCAGTACGATACATTCAGAAGTTTACCGGCGAATACCGCACTCTGCCGACTCCAGAGCAGGTAAAGGCTGAAACAAGTGTGGATGTTCCAATCATCCCCAACATTCAGCCTCAGCATAGCGAATGGTTCCTAGATACCGTTTCGGACTTCTGTAAGCACAAGGCAATGGAACAGTTGGTCTATGAAGGACCGCAGCTTCTAGCCAAAGGCGACTACGCAGAACTGGAGCGACGCTCCAAGGAAAACATGCTCATCAGTCTACAAACTGAGCTGGGCACTGACTACTTCATGGATCCGCTAGAACGCCTTCAGAAGATGAAGGACAAGACGGATACTACCTCAACTGGTTGGAAGGAAATTGATCACAAGCTTTACGGTGGCATGAACCGTGGTGAGATCACCTTCTTTTGTGGTGGACCTGGTACGGGTAAGAGTCTCTTCTTGCAGAACCTTGCACTCAACTGGGTTCAGATGGGTCTCAATGTCATCTATATCACTATGGAACTTAGTGAAGAGCTCGTTGGTCTACGCTACGACGCAATGATCACTGAAACGCCCACGAAGATGATCTTCAAGGATATTGAAGATATCGCGATGCGTCTTGGTATGATGCGAAAGAGCGGCGGCAAAGCCCACACTTGGGGTAAGCTGCAGATCAAGAAAATGCCAATGGCCGGTACCAAGGCTAATGACATTCGTGCTTATCTGCAGGAATACGAAATCCAGACAGGTCATCGTCCTGACGCCATGGTCGTTGACTACTTGGATCTGATGCATCCCAACAGTGGTCAGATTTCAGTAAGTGATCAGTTCATCAAGGACAAGTTCACTTCAGAAGAGCTTCGCGCACTAGCAGTGGAATGGAACATCTTGTGTGCAACTGCGTCGCAGCTCAATCGTGCATCGGTTCAGGAACAGGACTTTGACGCAAGTCACATTGCAGGCGGTATTTCGAAGATCAACACCGCGGATAACGTGTTGGCCATTTTGACAACCACTGCCATGAAGGATCGCGGTGAATATCAGATCCAGTTCCTCAAAACGCGTTCAAGCTCTGGTGTTGGTCAAAAGGTCTTCTTGAAGATTGATTCTTCAACGCTTCGTATTCAAGATGCTCCACAGGAGATGAGTGAAGGTCGAGGTTCGGGCGTAAGTGCTATGCAAGCTGGTCTACTCAACAAGGTACAAACTGTTGTACCTAAGAGTATTGGTACGGCATACAGTCCAGATAAGAACTCCACAGCAACCGCGCCTGCGGCAGCAACGCCAAGCGCACCTGTAGCCGAAACTGCGGGCAAAGCTGCGGCATCGGGTGCCCTACTACGAAACCTAGCGCTCAAGAACCGCGACTAAGCGGTTTCACTAAATACGTGACGCGCCAGTAAGGAGATTCACGAATGACTCATCAACCTGATGACATTAGGAGGTATATCAGGCTCACTGAAGCCTCGTTCATGTCAAAGGACGGTGAGGACGTGATCCTAGAAGGTATCGAGGTTCCAGACCTCGATACCACTGGTATCCTAAAAGAGGATATAGGCGATATGATCTTCAAGCTTCGTAGCTACAGTGAAAGCGATACTTCTGCTGATTATGCTCGAGGTGTAGAGGAAGGATTGGCACTTGCGGCTAACATGCTCGAAAGGCTGTTGGAACGCCACTCTGATAACTCTAACAAATAAGAGGCACCAAGATGAAAGACGGTCGCGTCAAGAGTCTCATCGAAGAGCTCGATCTGTTTGTTCCCCAACGAGACAAACATCAGGTTATAGAGGCTCGCGCCACCAACGTCATTGCTAGTGCGATGAATCTGGTTAGCCTCATCAATGAGAGTTTTACAACAGAAGAAGCTGAGGAACTAAACCGCCGCCTCTTCAACGCAATCAAGAACCAGGATCCTGACAAGTTCAATCGCAAGATCCGAGAGTTCCGTAAGATTGAGGAGAGCAAGCGTGGCAAATAATAGCGATGAACTACGCCGCCTGATGAACTTGATGGAAACCGTTCAGCAACCAACACTGGTTGAGGGCTGGGTGGATAATCTCAAGACCAAGATGGATCGACGCATGGGTGAAAAGGAGCGTGCCAAGATGGCCGCTGAACTCACCAAAGAATACTACACTTGGCTAGGTCACAGTAAGCGCGTTGGTGCTCTTGACGATCTTGAGCGATTTATGACTCACCGCGTTGGATTCAATGACAACGATATCAAGGTGGTGCTAGACCAAGCTGGTCTTTCCCAACCAGCAGAAAAACCAACTGCCGACGATGCGGAAGTCAAACCCACCAAAGCTGAACCAGCTGCGTCTACTACAAAATCTGCCGAGACACCTGCGTCGGAAGAAAAGCCTAAAGAGTATGATGCAGAAGAAGGCGTTCCAATCCCCCAAGATCTGAACACTAAATTGTCCGACTATAAGGACATTGGTAATGGTGTTGAACAGACCAAGGCCGACAATGAAATGGACCCAGGCGAGATCAAGGACGATCCCCGCAAGTATCAAGCCAAAAGCGGCGAGTGGGATCGTTCCAAGATCAACGATAAGCTGTCCAAGATGCCAGTTGGTGCCAAGTTGACGCTGGGTAAGAGCACCTTTCGACGAGTCAAGGGAAATCAGACAGCTACTGATTTTATCGACCCAAGGGCTAAAACTGAATCAATCAACGAAGCAAATGCTCAAGCACTTAGTCGATCAACCATTCGCGATGTTATGGATGCTGTTGCAGCCCAGGTAAATGACGAATACCTCTATAACGGGCCAGAGCGTGATAGGGATGGCGAAAAGCCAGTGGGTCGCGCAGCAGGTCGTGCTTCTGCAGACAATAGCGCAACTGATGGTGCGGAAAAGGCTCCAACAACAAACAAGCCTGGCAAAGCTGCTTCTGGTTCCTACGATGCCAAGGAAATGTTCAACATTCTAAAGGTAGACTTTGAAAAAGGTGAGACATGGGTCAACACCCTTACCCGCAAGGTCATGAATGCCAAGAGCATTTCTGAAATGGCAGACTCCGACATGCAAGACCTAGCTCTCTTGGGTTGGGCATTGGTGCGCGCTCGCAACTAATTGAATTGTATCTGCTGGGTGTGCTAAACACCCAGCATGACAAGTATTCCTCATTATGAAGATATGAGCGTTGGGGACATCTACCAGTCTCTTGACCTTGAGTGGACGGCTAGTGAAAAGCTAGACGGATCCTTTTTGGAAGCTGGCCTTGATGACGATGGTCAGTTCTATACCAAGCGCAAAGGTGGTCAGCCGGTCTACGACCTAGAAGATTGGCCATATGAAATGTGGGCGATGACATATCGTAGTGCCCATATAGCAGCATCTCAGGCAATCGAATGTCTCGTAAAAGAGGACGCGATTCACGCCGGTAATAGCATCAGCTTTGAAGTTCTCGAAGGGGAACGTCCCAACAGCATCATTTACCATCCTCCCAGCGGCTTTCCTTTCAATGTATCAATCTACATGGTAGTCACATCCACCAATTGGAAACCTGACACCAAATTCTATGTGGTATTAGAAAAAATGGTGATCCATGCTGGAATGAAAGCTTTATGGACCTATGATGGTGAGAGAGCTCAGGATGGCTACCGCACATTCAAGTGTGGACTCCTTGTCAACAAAAACATTTCCACTGATTGGATACAGGCGCGTCTTAGCACCCACGCCAAGCAGGTTAGAATGGTATTAGACAATTGGCTGCCTGCTCCCAGTCACGTTGAGGGCTTTTCTCAGCGTGAAGTTCTAGAAGCAAATCTCTCCAGAAAGCATGTCAACGCCGGTGATCGAAACTGGAATAACTTGCGTCGAGAGTTGTCTGCAGAGCGTGTTCGCTTGCGCGAAATCTTCAACTCCCTTATCCTTCTATTCAAAGATGCTGCTTTCCGCGTTCTAACGCAGGAAAACTATGGTGTTATGGGTGCGGGCAGCTGGTGTGAAGGGGTAGTCGTACAGACTCCCAATGGGCTGTTTAAGATAGTAGAACGTCTCGACTTTACGATTCTGAATCGGGCTACTCATGCTGCGAAGTACGCGATTGTAGGCGGCAGACGCCCGGCAAGGCCATCCTTTCTCAGCCGAACCAAAAGCTGGCCTAAAGAAAAGCGTCTGGCAAGACTCAATCAATTATTGAAACGCTATAGAGACTATCGCTATTCTGTGTGTTCTAGAAACACCGCGCAGGGCGTGACTTTAGTGAAGCTGTATTCTGGGGACTTGCATTATCGAACCCTAGCAATGTTCTACGATACCAAGAAGAGGATTGAAGATGGGCGGTAAGGCGTTCGAGGGCGTGACTCGTCGTGTTGCAAAAGTTGAAGTTGGCACAACTGTTACGTGGTTGATGAATAATTGGAAAGATTGGAAGCTCAATCCTGATCTCAATCTACATCAGAGTCTCCTAGGTTCAGCTGGTAAGAACGACTCGTCTGGTGATATTGATATCAACCTAAATATATCTGCTTACGACCAAGCCAAAGTAGCTCAGCAGATGATCTCGCTACTGGGTGAAGATAATGTCAAGCCTCGTCCAGGCAATAACCAGATCTTCATGGCGGTTCCAATAAATGGGCATCCAAGTCAGGGGCTTGTTCAGGTAGATCTGATGTTTGGTAATTATGAGTGGCAGAAGTTTTCTTACTTTAGCCCGGTTGCAACTGACAATCTGCTCTGGGGCAATCACAAAGCCAGCTACTTCAAAGGATTGTATCGTACAGAGCTTTTGAAGGCAATAACGGCATACTCCTCTGATTGGGTCCTGGTCGAAAACGATGAAGTCATTGCCCGCGTAGGACCAACTTTCTTCCACGATAAGGGCTTGGTTTGGCGCTATCGTGATCGCCCGTTGCGCAAAGATGGAACCGCTCGAGTAAAAGAGTTTAAAGAGTACACCAAGGATGAGTTCCTTGCAATCTATCCCAGTGCGATTACTGCACTTGCTGATGTTATGATTGATCCCAAACAGGCATGTGAATTCCTTCTCAATGTGCATCCATCGCACTGTGAAACGCTGGAATCACTCTCACGCTGCATGTACCGCTATTTCGACGGACCGGCTCATAAAACAATCGTCCAAATCTACTTGGAGCGGCTAAATAACCTGAAAGCGGAAATCCCCAAGGACGATTTCCGGGCAATCTACTTGAGGGTGTAATATGCGCTGGAGCGAAATCGTTAACGAAACTTCTACTGCTGGATCAACAGCTTCTGGCAACGTAGCGACCGTTGTAGGCAAAGCTGGTAGCGGCGCCATTGGTGCAGGTTTTGACCCAAATGCACACAAGGGCATCTATGATGCTGCAGAACGCAAAAAGAAGCGCAAGAAAAACGAAGCTGCCATTATTCGTCGTTAAAGAGTGCTCTGGCATAAATACATTTAACTAGAAACTCTCTTTTAGGAGATTCAACAATGACTGATAAGATCCACGGCTTCGCAGCTACCCCAGACCAGTTCCTCTCGGGCGGCCTTCCAATGTTCACCGCTACTGTTACTGGTGCAAACCTGACCACCCTGACCGGCACTGAAGAGCCACATGCTGCTGCTCTCGACAAGCTGATCGAGGTTATCTCGCTTCGCGCACAGCCAGTCGTTCTCGGTACTCCAAATGCAACCACCCTGCGTTTCGCAGTTGAGCACAACGAGATCTTCGGCGACCTGACTGCGTTCAACGCAGAAGCAACTGCAGCTTTTGCAGCTGACTTCCCAGGCGCAACTGTTGCGATCACAACCTTCGCGTTCTAATCCTAGATTAGACCTCGGTTAAAGATTAGCCCACCGGCTTACGCCGGTGGGCTTTTCCATGTCAAGAATTGGGAAGGACGCCATCCTCGTAATTGAGTTTGGTACGCACCCGCCGCTCCTTCATGGCGATGACTTCTGCCACGAGGGCGGTATTCCGCAGAACCTTAAATCGGCCCCTGTTGAAAAGGACTTCGTAAGGTTCGAGTGGAATAACCAATCCATGCTGTAGTTGAATAGTGCCCGAGAATTCTTCCATAGCTGTCTCCTACATCTTAGGAGTAGCGCCTATGTTTGGGCTGTCAACCTTATTGGCTGGGCATCAAGTGTGTAACGTCTCGCGCTACGCTCTGAATTTCAATCAATGAACCATCTTCGTCAAAGATGCCACGATCAATCCAGTCTTGCCAACGTATTTCATCGTGACGTTGGATGCGGTGGATACCACGTCGAACTTCTTGCCCAGATGCAATGCTCAGCATATAGGAAGTGAACTTTTCATGATCAGATTCAGGAACAACTTCCAGTAGGGAGAATCCGTTGATGTCTTCGACTTCAACGTCGAAGTAGTCTCTAAAAGTCTGATTTGAAAACGTGATCTCAAATTCCTTATTGAAGCACACCACCATATCAATAGTATTATCAATAACAGTTTTGTATCGTTCACGAGAGGTCTTGAGCTGTGTTTCAATATCTTTGTATTCGGTTACGTCGCGTGCTACGACAATTTGTGCCCCAGCATTATCCCATTCAATTGGACGACTATTAAGTGCTACTTCGCGCACTTGGCCATTCTTTGTGAGGAATAAAGTTTCATAGCTCTCTGGTAGACTGGTATGTGAACGTCCGTCGAGACGAGCTCTGATTCCTTCACGCTCCAATGGATGGACGAAGTCTATGGGATTGATCTTTTCAAGCTCATTTTCATTGTAGCCTGTAAGGGTTACAAGACGATCGTTCCAGTCAAGCAAAGAGGTGTTATCATGGATGAACATGCTCTCAGAGCTGGCATCAGAAAAGGCTCTGAAATGAGCTTCTGTTTTACGCAGATCTTGGTATGCTTTCTTGAGTTCAGTGGTATCATAGAACACCAAGATCCATTGACTAGCATTTCTTCCCTTGAACACTGGAGTGATATGAACATCAAACCAAATATTTTCCGTGTTATCTAGACAAAGCTGAACTTCATGACGAGCAATAACCTCTTCTCCAAGGGTACGACGCACTGTCCAATATCCCTTGTCAATACCTAGGAGGTCTCGCAAGTTCATACTCTTTAGATCTCGACGCTTGCTGTTGGTCAGGCGTGCAAAGCCTTCATTTACGAACGTGATTTTATAATCAGAGCCATCGTTTTCCAAGATTAGGAAACCAGTGTTGGATGCATCAATGGTGGTAAGAAGTTCTTGGTTCTTTTCAGCCAAGTCTTTGAGCATCTTGGAGTTGTTCACGCGGTGTGTGACATCTCGAACCAAGATGATGTAAGAAGACTTGTTGTCGCTTCTCGTGAACTTGCTGGCTCCAACGTCCACATAGATCTTTCGACTGTCCTGACAGATTCCCATAAACTCTTCATGGTGTACAGTGGACAATTCATCGTCCATGTTGACCTGACCCATGAGGTGTTCCATGAAAGCGGCATCTACTACAACTTCGGAGGCAAACTGAAATAGCTTGGCAATACTCTTACCAAGCACCTGTCTTTTCTTCCAACCAAACATAGCTTCTGCAGCTGGATTGAATGATTCAATGTTGCCATTGATATCTACGAGTAAAAGAGCATCACTCAGTAGACGGGAGATTTGTTCGATCTGTTGGGAAAGGTCATCCAAACGGGCTTGAAGTGTCTCAGTAACATCCTGAGCCAGAGTCATTGTTCCCTTTGCTGCATTCTCGAGAGCAGTAGTGCTGTCCAGTGCCGCTTGCAGACTTGCTGCGCGGTCTCTCTTTCGCTCTACTTCTTTCCTGCTCTCTAACCATTTGAACATTAGAGTTTGGCCTTAATCTCGATCAGAACCATCTTCAAGCCATTCATAGCTTCAGTGATCGTGATGTTGTTCTTAGAATAGTCGTCAATGATCTTATAGATCTTTTCGTCTTTCTTTTCCAGCTGCTTCATAAGTCTGAAACAGTACCAGCCTAGAGCTACGATAATACCAAGAAGAACAGCCGTAAGTGATCCGCCGTCACCCTTGGCAATCAGGGAGACGAGGCTTTCGAAAAGTTTGTCCACCGCTTGTCTCCTAATGTACGTGCGACCGTTACCCATATTTACCGCATGTTAGCGGTCCTGGTGCACTAGGTTAACTGTCCAGTTTCAAGACTTTGCCGCACAGATATACTAAATACCGCGGATATCCAACAATGCGAGAGACCAATGACTCTAAGTGAGCTCTTTGGGGACGATCCCCTTCAAATGTCCTCCGAGGAACGAAAGTTTCTTGAGAATGCCACGCATCTGTGGGCAGCCCAATTCGACGCTATCATCCGAGAGTCTCGCGGTCCCAAGCTGAAGACCCGAATTCATGTCAAGAAGGGCAAGAAGAATGGATAAGTTTGATCTAGTGGACCATTTGGGTCAGTACGGCATAGGGAACACGGAAGCTGCTCGTATCAAAGGCGAGATTTCCGGAAATGATCTTGTCAATTTGATTCAAGCTATGAACAATCCACGAAGTGCAGATCTTGGAGCGGCTAATTCGATCCTCAGTAAATATGGTGTCAAGCTAGGAAGTAGGAAGAGCATGGACAACTATCTGAATGCCAAGTATGAAAGCGTCCGCACTGGAGAGACTCTAGATGAGACTTTTGGTGTTATGGAACCACTTGGTGAATCATTCACCTATGCGGTTGAAGTTTCGGAGCAAAATCGCGACCGAGTTCTTGACTGGTTGGATGAGAATCAGGTAAACTACCAAGCTACAAGTGCTACCCGTTACCACGTAGAATGCGGCGATCGTGAAGCAGCATATCGCACTGGTCGAGCTCTTTCGGAAATCATCCGCAAGCCAACGGTGCGCGATTCCATTGAAATTGAGGAAAAGATGGATAAGAAGTCAAAGCAGCGCGTTAAAGACGCCGAAAAGAAGATGGCAGACATGAAGCCACGTAACCCAGTAGCAACCGCAGCTTCTATTCGCAGCGGCGCAGGAGCCCACGTGGCCAAAGACGCCCGCAAAGCAGATAAGTTTGGCCGTGGTGCAAAGTATAAGCCTCGTTTCGACGAGGAGATCGAATTTTCCATCGGCCAAGATGTTATGGTCGGTGAAGATCATGGCACAGTGAAAATTCCACATGGTCCAAATGGTACCGTTGGTGTGATCGTAAATGGTCAGCTGGAAATGGTCAGTGAAGCTGAAGTTAATCTTTGTGAGGGAGTTATGGGTATGAAACCAGTGAATCCACTTTTCCGCCTGCGCGAACTCGCAGGTCTATCGAGTATTGATGAGGATGATTTCAACGGCATTGAAATTGCCGAAGTTACTCCAAGTGATCCAGAAGGTCCTCTAGGCGCTGGTCCTGTTGCAGGCGACGAACCAGCAGACATGGACGTGGACGGCATGGGTGCCGATCCAGTTGAGGATCCAATGGCAGACATGGATGGTGGTATGGATGCTTCTCTGGACGCTCCTGCGGATCTCCCTGTTGACCCAATGGGTGATGAAGGCGTACCCGGTGAGCTGGGCGCTGATCCCGTTGAGATGCCCGGTGCATCTCCAGAGTTCCCAGGCGCCCTAGGCGGCGTTGGACCTGGACTTGCTCCAACGGCACCTACGCAGAGTGAAGCAATGGCACAGATTGAAGATGCACTGAATAGCATCCAAACTGGTCTTGCAGACATTCGCCTATCCGAGTATAAGAGTCTGGTCCAGAAGCTACAGGATCTCACCAATCAGGCCCAGGTTATGGGTCGTGATTACCTAGGCGAGCGCTTCGAGCGCCGCAAGAAGTAAGATGCGCTTTCGAGAGATTCGCGGTGGTATTCAGATCCCTGTTTCAACTGAGGAACAGGGACTGATTGAGCTAATTGAATCACAAGAAGGACAATTCATTAAGCGAAGCGAGCTTGATGAACGCCAGAAGGAACTGGCACGCAAAATGGTGAGCCGAGGCGTCCTAGATAGAACGCAGAGTGATGGATCTCTCTATTATGTCGTAAACAAACTAGACGATCTTTGGAGAAATCATGAGTAACTCTCTAATCCCAATGGGACCCAGTAATGCAGACAAGTCAGAGATGGCTCGACTGCTTCAAATTATGAATGGTGGTGAAGGCGGCGGAGCTAATGTTCCTGCAGTCCAAGATAATACCATCAATGCCCACTACGCAGGAGGCTATGCTGGAACTCAGCGTCCTCTACACGAAAGTCGTCAGGCCCCTCCTGCTCAGCCGTTTGTACCCAGTTTTGGTACCTCGCGCGAAGAAGTGAACGCAATGAAGAATCTTCTTGAGAAGATGAACTCACTTTCTGGAGATGAATCTCCAGCACCACAGCGTCAGCAGATTGCCGAATCAACTTATTCTGAAGTTGCTTACTCGCAAGCTCCAGCGCTCCCAGCACCTGGTGGTTCATACTCAGTGATGGCAACTATTACTGAAAGCAACGGCAAGGAAGTAAATCGCTACAACGTGGTTGATTCTACTCGTCGTGATGTTGTGTCTAACCTGGTAATGAAGGAAGCTGCAACTGCGATCATGAAGATGTTGAACAAGGGTCATGCACTTCAGTCGGCCAAGGTTCAGGAAGTAATCAGCCTTGAGGAAGATTTCAATCGCAATCGTATTGAAACTTCCAAGCACAAAGCGCGTTACAATCGTTCCATGGAACTAGGTGAAAGCGCGGCGGCAACCGTGTTCAAGGATCGTTTCAATGCAGCGCGTGCTCAGGCACTGGTTGCGCAGGACACAATCAAGTCCATTAACGAATCTCTCCGCTAATTCAACGAAACGGATGGCATAAACCATCCGTTTCTCCATGACTGAACACCGTCCAGCTAAATACAGTTAATATCGCAGCTTATCTGTCTGGAAGGATGTCATGGGCATTGATGAATTCAACACTAGCTCTAGCTATCGTCTGAACAAGGTCCTTGGACTCTTGGAATCGCTATTCGGTCTAACGATCGACTTTGATGCAGCGAACAGCACGGCAGAACTCCAGAGCATCTACGAAGCATACGGTCTAGAGCGTAGTAGGATTATCAAGGAGTCTGCATTCAACTCCTATAATAATGATCCCACATACACAAAGGCTGTACTAATTCAGGAAGCCATTCATATCTTTCTCAGCGAAGTTGCGCCAAAGCGTATCCGCAAGAAGTCCTCTTAAGGAGCAAACCACATGAATAAGACCAAGATTGAGAGGCTTAAGGCTATCAAAGAAGAGTTTGCTCGTACGCAGGCTCGACTCGCTGAAGTCCGTAAGCTAGAAGAGAGCGCAAGCTATGACAGCATGAGCACGCTTCTCGAAAACGACCTAGAGCAGGCAGAGCTAGTTCTCGCAGCTCAGGATATTATGAACAAGCTGCAGAACATGGCAGAAGATCTTGCAAAGATGAACGCACAGGATCTTTTCCCACTCGTCGACAAGATGAAGGCTGCATTTGGTCAAGAAGCCGCGCACTCGTTTGAAGAGTCGTCGCAGGGCGCAATTGCTGATGCGATGCAGACCGTTCGTCGTGCAAAGGACGAACTTGGTAACTCCATCATGCGCCTAGAAGGCAAGATTCCACCGAACGACATGGCCGCTGGCGCAGACATGGATGCTGGTGCAGACATGACCACCGATATTGATCCAACTGCGGATGCAAGCATGGATAATGTTGACGCAGCGATGGACGACTTCGGTGGTGCAGACGCAGCATCAGGTCCAGAAGCAGAACCTCTTGGTCGTGCTCGTCGTGAATCCGTTGAGGGTGGTAAAGCTCTCAATGAATCCATTCTCCGCGAAGCTGCTGGTCGTCAGCTGCTGATGACCGAGTCTCTTGATTCGCTCATTGATTGGGTCCTAACTGAAGCAGCAGCTGGCATGCCAGAAGCTCACTTCCGTACATTCGCTACCAGCGTTGCCAAGAAGGCAGCAAGCGATCCAGTCAAGTTTGCAGGCTGGGCCGGTGAAAAGAAGTACGGCAAGGCAGCAATGGCGCAGCTTGGCAATCCTGAGCGTACCCAAGGTGATGAGACTCAAGCCCAACCCGATCTTACCGTTGTTGGTGAAGGCAAGACTTTTAAGAACTCCGACGACGATGACAGCAACTGGAACAAGAAGCACTCCGACAAAGCTCGTCAGAACGCACGCCGTAACAAGCAAAAGGGCGACGACCTAGAAGAAGGCAAGACCTTCCGTAAGGGTGAAGATGAAGACGACAAGGCTGATCGTTTCAAGGCTCGTCAGGATGCTCGTCGCGAAAAGGGCAAGGGCGAGGACAAGATTGACGAGTCCACTATCGCTGCTCAGGCCGTAGCACGTATCATCGAAGCTAACATTCAGAAGAATGGCAAGGGCATGGCTGCTTCTGCAGTCAAGGAAGCTGTTGCGTACTTGGACAAGACTGTTGGTCTTAACGAGTCCGAAGGTGGCAACCAGGCCAAGCTGGTAGAGGCATTCCAGAGCGCATTTGGTATGACTCCTGCAGCATACAGCATCCAAAAGATCCGCGAAGCCGGTACCCCACTTAACTCGCTTGAGAAGAAGAATGCCAATGCCGCACTTGGTGCAATGGCTGGTAAGATGGGTGCCAACAAGGCAGTGGCAAACCAGAGTGTTCAGAGTGCAATGACTGGCATGGATGGCCAGGAGCGCTCGGCTGCAACCAAGCTGCTGAACAAGATGAAGCAGGATGGTACCAACCCAAAGAATGCTGGTGAATTTGCTCAAGCGGCTTCCACTATGGTCAACGACGATGATGCAGTGAATGAAAACATCAATGCTGCCCATTGGCCAGTTGACACACATGGTCAGTACAAGGGCGAGCCAATGTCCACTGACTACGGCAAGCTGAAGCCACTAACTGCTCCAAAGGCAGGTGCAACTGAGGGCGGTGCTCCGGAGACCAAGGTCGAAGAACCAAAGGTTGATGGCGCAAAAGCTCCAGAAGGTAACCCATTTGCCAAGAAGGCAGAAGCTGACGAACCAAAGGAAGATTCAACCGAAGAGAAGGTTGAAGAAGGATTTGGTAAGGTCTTGAAGAAGGCAGCTCTAGGCGCAGGCGCCGCGGCAGCATTGGCTTCGGGCAGTGCAGCAGCTCGTACTTCGGATCCAATCGGCGACATTATCGCAACTGGTCATAGCGATGCTCCAAAGAGCTCATCCAAGTTCGATGCTGCTTTTGGCAAGGGCGCATCGTCGACCGGTGATCGCTTTGACGCAGATGCGGCAGCAGCCCAGTCGGCAGCAAACGATGTTAAAAAGGCTCTTCGATCCAAGAGGTAAGTTCTAATAGTGTGGTGCCGGAAGCCTAGCTTCCGGCATTGCCATATCTGAGTAAATAGTGAAAATAGGAGACAACCATGCGCTGGTCTGAAATCATCACTGAAGTGCTCAATCCTCTACAGTTGGCTAAGAGTGCTATCATGGACATCGTTGCCAATTTAAAGGCGCAAGGAGTGACCAGTATCACTGTTGATCAAGTAATCGATCTCATCAGCAAGAATCCAGATTTTGAGGGAACTGCTATTGAGGGAGATCTAATCAACGCCGCCGTTAAGGACGTGGATGGCATCAGCGTGCAACCTGATCCCGCTACCGGAAAGTTGAGTATCATGATTGATAATCCAACCGCCGGTCGTCAGGTCGATCAAAAGCAAGCTGAAAAGGATGATAAAGCTATCAAGTCCGCTGCCCTACGCACTATTGCAAATAAGGACAAGGAATGAACACTTTTCCCACAGCAAGTGAAGCCCGTTCAGGTTCACGAAACAATTTAGCTATTCATAGTGAGATTCGCTGGATAGAACAAAAGATCTATCAAACCATTGAAGATGGTAAGCTGAACGTTGATGTTATGGATAGTCCAATGACTGATCCACTGAGTTACGATCCGCTCAATGAAGCAAAGCTGGACGCGCGTGACTATTATGGCGCATTGTTCAGCGATGTCTATGATCGCAGTTTGCGTGAGCAGATTGATATCGTGCAAAAGAACTTCAGAGATCTAGGCTACCAGATTACTCCTCTGAAGAACACCAGCACTGGCAACACCTTTATGTGGAGGATTATGTGGTGATGGAATTGTTCAAGCAGCTCAATGAAGCCAAGCTTCACAGCAAAATGCATTTTGAAGGGCTGGACATCAGTATTGAGGTTCCTGCTGGCGGATATCGCCGTGGTAAGAGCAAGAAGACTGGTGAGGAGTGGGCATATAAGATCGCCGACAATTACGGTTATATCAAAGGCACCCACAGCCCAGACGGTGAGCATCTGGATTGCTATTTGAGAAAGAACCCCAAAAAGGATGCAGCGGTGTATGTGATGCACCAGCTAACTCCTGATGGTTCTCGCTTTGATGAAGACAAAGTGATGCTAGGCTACTCCAGTAAGAACGAAGCAATCAATGCTTTCAAAAGTTTTACGTTCAAGCCTGCAACGATGTATGGTGGTTGTACTGAATTTGATATGGAGCACTTCCAGGTCATCGCATTTAGTGCCAGCAAAAGTCACGCAATGCTTACCAACAACAAGACTTTTGATCTCTTCAAAAAGAAGGGTTTACTTGGTGCATCCATTAAAAGCCCAGTCATGGTTGCTCGCAAAGTAAGTGAGTCGCTAAAGGAAGGTTTGAGTCAGATCAGTGATGTTCTTTACAAAGGCGATCTTGAAGAATGTCTGGATTGGTCTGGCTTTCATGAGGGTGCAGAAGTCGAAGCAGTTTTGAGTCGTGCATATGGTCACTACGCGAACACCAGCTACATGCATCTAAATGGTCAGCTAAGTGAAGAGGAATTCCGTTCTACTGTTCTACAATATATTATGGAGCAGGACGCGCTAGCCACTGATGTTGAGGATGATCTCTTTGAAGAGATTCGTGATGATTATGATCACGATAGTAATCCAGTCTTAGATATCGTCGATACACCATTAAGTGAGTATGAAGAACAAGAGGAGGAGCCCGTAATGGAGGCCAATAATTTTGCTGTGGTGCTACACACCCAGATCATGGAGAACATTGGTACGGCTGAGAATCCCAGCTGGGCAACTGCTGGCACTCGTGTCCAGCTGATCCAAGAAGGATTCACACACTACGGCGAAGCTCGCGCACTCGCGGCCAAAGTTGCATCGGGCGAGCACACGGTGGAGATCACCGAAGGTGACTACGTTCTAGGCATCGACGTTATGCCAATTGGCGAGTATCGCCAATTCTATGAAGATGCCAACGCAGAGCCTGCTGAAGAGACCGTTGAAGAAGATACCACCGATGATGTATTCTTTGCTCAACAGGTTCAGGAGACTAAGACGCTCGCTGGAGTCCAGGACGGCACTGCGGTAAACCAGGGTACCCCAACAGTGCATGAAACACGCGCACGTCTTGAGGCACTGTCTAAGGGCTATTTTGACGCTATTGCTGAAGAAGAGATAGAACAGGAAGCCGCGCAAGCAAAGCCGGCGCTGACTCGCGGTGCTATCGCGCAGATGATGCGTGTGGTACAGGATACTATTCGTAAGAATCCCAAAGCAGACATCTTCAAGATTATCAGAGCGGTCATCGACAAACACTACAACGGCGACCAGTCGATGCAGCAGGTTATCCTAGACCAAGCAGAAGACGAGTACGGTTCAGTTCACGCAATGCAACGAGCTGCACTTCAGGGTTATGATCCCTCGCCAAGCAAGGTGATCACAAAGGTCATCGACAAACGCTAAAGTAAATATGGAGCGGGCAGGAATGCCCGCTCCAGCCATATCTGGAGTAGATCGGAAATAGACAAACCACACCAGACTCCTGTATAGCTAGAAAGAAAAGACATGATCCCACATAACAAACAATTCGATTATCCTTCTCTGGAACGTGTCACACGTCCAGACGGCGTCCGTCATTACATTTGTGATCAAGGTATTCCACATGCAAGCGTAACCACTATCCTTGGTGCCACTGAGGACAAGACTGGTCTCTTGGAGTGGCGTGCATGGGTTGGCGACAAGAAGGCGGATCAAATCCGCGATGATGCGTGTGCGCTGGGAACTCTCATGCACACACATCTAGAAAGCTGGATGGAAGGCATTGATCGTCCTCGTGGCAGCAATCTAGTCCGTCAGATGGCCACCAATATGGCGGATGTGATTATTGAACGTGGCCTAGTCAATGTCAGCGAAGTATGGGCAATGGAAGAGATGCTGTACTTTCCAGGCTTGTACGCGGGCACTGCCGACTTGATTGGAATTCATAATGGCGAACCAGCTATTATGGATTACAAGACCACCAACAAGATGAAAAGCAAGGACAAGATCCAAAACTATGCATGTCAGCTAGCAGCTTATGCTTTGGCTCATAACGAGCTTTTCAAAACCAACATCAAGCGTGGTGTGATCTTTATGGTAGCGCGAGACCTGAGCTTTCAGGAATATGTGTTCGAAGGACCAGAGTTTGAAAAGGCCATTGATGAATGGATGAACCGCTTGGAGATTTTCTTCAAGCAGACTCCTGAAGCTCCCGAGCAGCCTTAACATGCTTGCAAAGCCGACCATGGGCTCCTGCTTGACAGGTGCATGAAAAACGGTCGCCATCTAGCTTGACAACATAGATGTTGTCACCGCTTCCTTTGATCTCAAATGTTGAAGTCTTAACTTCAACCCCTTCAGAGGTCTTTGATTCTTGGTCTCCGTTAAGGGGGCCAAGAATCTCCAGCGAGACTACGTTGTCAACGCTAGTCACGCTTTCGAGGTAGCGGCCCTGGTAGCCTTCTACATGAACCAATCGAAACGTACCTGGAGGATCCCAAGCGTTGCTGGAAGCAACAATCCCAACGACTGGACGACGATATTTGTTCATCCAATCGTAGTAACTTTGCGTTGTAACTCTGACGCGAGTGCCATTTGCTGGGATGCGAAAACCTTCCATAAAGCCAAGCTAGCAAACTTTGGCTGAATGTCAACGCTCCATCAAATAAATACGTGGTAATTCGGAGGCACACATGGCTGTTATTCAAATTTCTCGAATTCAGCACCGCAGGGGAACAAGTGGCGAATTGCCAGATGCTCTTGCTGATGGTGAGATCGGGGTCACGACTGACACTGGTGAAGTATTCATGGGCGCACCCAATCTTCCCGGTATCCAAAGTCGCAAATCGTATCCTTACCAGAATATCAAGATCCTTACCGAGTTTGATATACAGCGTGGCATTACTGGCGATGTTTATTACCACGGTCCTCTGGTTGGCATCAGGGTGCCACCTACGCCTACCAATATCTTTCAAAGTGTTGTTCCACTGTTTCGCCACAACACCGTTGATTTCGCCAACTACGATTTCTCAATTTCGGCAAACAATGATACGAGTAAGATCGCCGGCACACTCTCAGTTTGTGTCCACCCAAGTGATCCAAACCTCAGCAGCATAAAAGTTGTGGAAATGGCAAAGCTCAACTGGTCTCCAGCGGACGGAAGCTTACAAAGTCGGTTTAGGATCACTCGCCAGGACAGTGAAGGTGGTGACAACGGACTTACTTGGCTAGCTATCTGTGCTGACTTTGGTCCAGAGATCATCTTTTGCTTGAGCGGTCGTGAGTGGACCAATCCACCACTGAGCTGAGGCTCAGTAGTCGTCGAATAACCAATCTTCTCTCAGGAGAATTTTATGAACCCTTTTCTACTGCCTCCCAGCGAGCGTCTCGCTGAGTGGAGGGAATTTCGTACCAGTCTTGTTGGCATTGGCGATATGGAGCAGCTTATTGCAGTTGCCAAGTGGGTCGCGCAAGCACCTGTTTCCAAGTATGTACTTGATTACGATGATCCCCAGAATTGGTGCACTCCCTGGGAGTTACTACACCAGGGTGATTTTGACGATGTCGCAATGGCCTACCTCATGGAGCAGACGTTGTTTGCTCTAGGGTGGTCTCCTGAACGCATGAAGCTTATGATGGTTAGAAACCAGGAAGCAAGCGTTCAAACCATGATATTACTCGTCGATAACAAATGGGCTCTGAATTATCAGCACGAAAGCGTGTTCAATTTTGACACGGAGCGTCAGAATTGTGTAACTCTGGTTAGCTATCGTGTAAACCCAGAAGGCGGACATTTGGAAGGCTAATTTATCGCCATACCTGGCTTCAAAACGCCCAGGAAAAAGCGGTTAAGCACATACTAAATATCGGCCCTACGAGAAGAGAACAAGGAACAAGATGGGCAGCACACCGAACATGGTCGTCAAGCGTGACGGCCGGAAAGAGGCACTTGACCTCGAAAAGATCCACAAAGTGGTATTCTGGGCCTGTGAAGGTCTAGCAGGCGTTTCTCCATCCGAAGTTGAGCTACGCGCAAAGCTTCAGCTAGAAGATGGTACTCCTACCACTAAGATTCATGAACTACTGGTCAAGAGCGCAAGCGAACTGATCAGCGAAGAAACCCCCAATTACCAGTTTGTTGCTAGCCGTCTAGCTAGCTACCAGCTGCGCAAAGAAGTTTATGGTCGTTATGAGCCATGGACCGTCAAGCAGGTAGTTGAGCACAATGTGGCACTGGGTCACTATACCCAGGAACTTCTTGATAACTTCAACGACGACGAGTGGAAGAAGCTAGAGAAGATTGTCAAGCATTCGCGCGACGACATTATCGCGTTCGCAGGCATGGAACAGTGGCGCGGAAAGTACCTGGTCAAGGATCGCGTTTCCGGTCAGTTTTTTGAGACTCCTCAGATTGCCCTCGTTCTTATCTCAGCGATTGGTTTCATGGCTTACCCACGTGAAACCCGCATGGAGTATATCAAGGACTTCTACGATTCAGTAAGTCAGTTTGATATCAGCTTGCCAACTCCCATCATGGCAGGATTGAGGACTCCTCAGAAGCAGTTCAGCTCGTGCGTTACCATTTCGTCTGATGACAGTCTTGAAAGCCTTGCGGCAACTAACGTCAGTGTTGTCAAGTATATCAGCCAGAAGGCTGGTCTTGGTATTGACATGGGTCGCATTCGCGCACTTGGATCCAAGATCCGCAACGGTGATGCTGAGCATACTGGTCTGTTGCCTTTCCTGCGTTGGATGCAGGCGGCAGTCAAGAGCTGCTCGCAGGGCGGCGTTCGCGGCGGTGCTGCAACCGTCCACTTTCCAGTGTGGCACTATGAGTTTGAGGAACTTATTGTTCTGAAGAACAACAAGGGCACTGAATTCAATCGTATTCGTCAGCTGGACTACAGTTTCCTCTTCAACCGCATGATGTATCAGCGCTTGGTCGAAGGTGGCAACATTACATTCTTCTCACCCAAGGATGTTCCAGGCCTCCTCGATGCTTTCTATGCTGATCAGGACGAGTTCGATCGTCTCTATGTTCAGTATGAAAACGATCCTTCGATCCGCAAGCGCACAATGACGGCTCTGGACGTGTTCCAGACCTACATGACTGAGCGCAAGGAAACTGGTCGCATCTACCTCATGAATATCGATCATGCTAACTCGCATGGTTCGTACATTCCTAAGTTAGCTCCTATCACGCAGAGCAATCTCTGCCAGGAGATCACGCTTCCAACAAAGCCACAGCAGGGCTTCAATTGCGATGAAGGTCGTATCAGTCTTTGCACCTTGAGCGCGCTCAACTGGGGACGTGTTAAGACTCCTCATGACTTTGAAAAGCCTGCCAAGCTCGTTGTGCGTTTTCTGGATGAGATACTCAGCTATCAGAACTATCCAGTCAAGGCCGCTGAGACTGCAACCAAGGAACTTCGTCCACTTGGTGTTGGTATCATCAACCTAGCATACTTCCTCGCGAAGAATGGCTTGAAGTATGATGATGGCGCGCTGGGGCTGGTTGATGAGTACATGGAAGGCATGAGCTACTACTTGATCAAGGCTTCGGCTGATCTAGCTGTAGAAAAGGGTGCCTGCCCCGGTCACCACATGAGCAAGTACAGCAAGGGCATTCTACCCATTGATACCTATAAAAAGGATATCGATGAGTTGGTTGCTCCACAGTTCCGTATGCCATGGGAAGAGTTGCGTGCTCAGTTGCTCGAGACTTCGATCCGCAACACTACATTGATGGCACTGATGCCAGCAGAAACTTCGGCACAGCTCAGCAACAGCACCAACGGCATTGAGCCTGTTCGCGCGCTAGTTTCGGAGAAGGTCTCGAAGCACGGTGTTCTAAAGCAGGTTGTGCCAGAGATTGGCAAGCTGAAGAACAAGTACGAGCTACTGTGGGATCAGAAGAGCCCACGTGGCTACCTGAAGGTTTGTGGCGTTCTGCAGAAGTACATTGACCAGTCAATGTCGGCTAACACCAGCTACAACCCTCAGAACTATCCAGAGAATGAAATCTCCATGAAGGAGATGATTACTGATCTTCTGTGGGCTTACAAGCTGGGTATCAAGAACCTCTACTACTTCAACACCTACGATGGTCAAGAAGACGTAACACTTGTCAAGGAAGAAAAGGACGTTTCTGAAATGTCCCTTGAAGAACTGATGGCCGATCTGCCAGAAGACGATTGCGATTCCTGCAAGCTGTAATCAAAAGGGCCTGGAGGTGCTTGGCATCTCTGGGCCTTTCTACCAGTAATAGACACAGAGCTCCAGAGTTTGTATAACAATGGAATAACGAAAAGAGGCAGATCAATGTCCGTTTTTAACCTGAACAAGGTTGACCACCTTACCGCGAAGATGTTCTTCGATCCATCGGGTCCCGTAGATATTCAGCGCTTTGACCAGGTCAAGTATCCTGAAATCGAGCACCTGACTGATCAGCAGCTAGGGTTCTTCTGGCGCCCGCAAGAAGTCGATCTCAACACTGATCGTGGCGACTTCCAAAAGCTAACCGACCACGAAAAGCACATCTTTACCTCGAACCTCAAGCGTCAGATTTTGCTTGATTCGGTTCAGGGCCGTTCGCCTACACAGGCATTCGGTAACATCACCAGTCTTCCTGAAATGGAAACGTGGGCACAGACTTGGGCCTTTATGGAAACGATCCATAGTCGCTCCTACACTCACATCATCAGGAACGTCTATCCCAATCCTTCGGAAGTCTTTGATGGCATGAAGTCCATCCAGGAAATCGTGGATTGCGCCAAGGACATCAGTGCCCACTACGATGCGCTGATTGAAGCCTCTAAGTGGAACGATCTGCTAGGTTACGGTCAGCATCTAGTAAACGGCAAAACAATCATTGTTGATGAGTACGAGCTCAAGAAAAAGCTGTGGCTTTGCCTTATGAGTGTCAACATCCTTGAGGGTGTTCGCTTCTACGTTAGCTTTGCTTGCAGCTGGGCATTTGCAGAAAACAAGCGCCTAGAAGGCAATGCCAAGCTAATCAAGTTCATTGCACGCGATGAAAACTTGCACCTCGCTGGCACGCAGAACTTGCTTCGTAATATCCTAAAGCAGGACGATCCAGATTTCATCAAGATTGCTGAAGAGTGTGAACCACAGGCAATCGACATGTATCTGAGTGCAATCAGTCAGGAAAAGACTTGGGCACGCTACTTGTTCAAGGATGGTTCTATCATCGGACTCAATGAAGCCCTGCTTAACGAGTACGTGGATTACATTGGTGGAACTCGTATGCGCGGTGTTGGTCTCAAGGCACCATTCACTGTTCCATCGCGTAACCCACTGCCATGGACTTCCAGCTGGATTGCCAGCAAGAGTGTCCAAGTAGCCCCACAGGAAACTGAGATTTCCAGCTACGTGGTTGGTGGTGTCAAGCAAGACGCCAGTGTCGACGATTTCAACACTTTCAAGCTCTAATGGTTTATAGTAGGACCACGAAAAGCGGAGTGATTATCTCTGAAAAGCTTTTCACTGAAGAAGAACTAGCAGAGTGTAGGCGCTTTGGAATTGATGCTCATGCAGAAGCACGCTGGGCAGTGGATCAAGAAGTAGAACGTCAAAACAAGGAAAATACAATGCAAGCAATCATTTACACCAAGTCTCCCTGCCCATTTTGTGATCGCGCTAAGATGCTGTTCAATCACAAGGGCATTGAGTACACGGAAGTCAATGCGGTAGAGAACAAGGATGACATGATCCAGCGCGTAACCGAAGCCACTGGTGAGGCACCCAGGACTGTTCCACAGATTTGGGTTGGTGATGAGTACGTAGGCGGCTTCACACAGCTGGTTGAGTACTTTAAGAATCAGGGATGAGAAGCAGCAAAGATCCTGTTGAGTACTTGAAGATTGTGGCTAAGAAAAAGCCACAACTTCAGGAGCTCATTGATAACGTGTTCAAAATGAGTCCGGTGGAGATTGACGCATTAAGTCAGCCTCTCTGGATTCGTCAAGCACTGCATAACTTCAGAACGCATGATGATCGCGAGATGTATGTTTCGGCACGTCTTGCACAAGTCATCCAAGCAGAAAAGGAAGCCGCTGAACTCCCACAGCCCACATATGAAGTGAGGATCTGGGACTGCGGTGACACTTTCATCGGAGGCGACGGTGGCACAATCAACCAATGGAAAATTGAAGTAGCGTCTGGTGATTCTTTTCTAATCGTTGATGAGGATCTAGTTCGTTTCGGTGATCCAGTTATTAGAGTTGGAGAAGCCGAGCGGTATCCTCTTATGCAGGGTAGTAAGTTTGTGGGTTATATGACCCTTGCAAACTATAAGGGCTTTCACCGGGCGCTACTAAATCAAAAGCACAAACACCTATAAACTACGCGGATAAATATCACATGCTAGTAGAAAAGAAGTCCGAAAACACCGTTGTGGTAGCTATCAAGCTTATCACTGGTGAAGAAATTATCGCCCGCAAGCTTAGCGACGATGATGGTCATATTATGATCAGTCGTCCTCTTGCCATGGTCATGGCCGAGAACCCCGACAATCCAACCCAGACGCGAGTAATGTTCACGCCTTGGATGGTTGCTGCGGGCAAAGAAATGATGACGATCAGGAATGCCCACGTGATGGTAGTTGTTCCAGCTCGTCAGGATGCAGTTGAACAGTATGAGCAAGCGATTGCTGGCTAACTGGATACGGACGGCCAAGCGCTGGTTCTCGCCGTCTGTTGGGCCGATAGAGGTTTTTATCGGCCCAACACAGCTCACATATGATCCGGCGAACAACCGTCTGGTAACTCATGGTGACTATGTACTCCACTCTACCGGAACCATGGTCTTGAGTTCGGATAAAGAAGTGATTGTACAGAGTGGTAATAACGGCAACACGTACACACACGGCATCCACTTGAATCCTGACTTAGAAGAAAAGGATGTAATCCATGTCGACCTATGTGAACCAGGAAGCACTGGACAGTCAAATCTACAACCCCGAGACGCCATCGAGTGTCTTGATGTTGCAACAGATCATGGAGACCACGACGCATGTGGTAAAGCCTCCACTGACCAGCACACCGCTGATTGATCCCGCATCTGTTCCAGCGGAGCTCAAAGAGCACGTTGAAACGTTCAATGCACTCTCGACGCAGAATCCTTACCAGGGTGTCATTGTGAACCCCGCAAGCTGTTTAATCGACGATATAACAGGTGATCTCAGCCAGCTTCCTGGCTTGCTTGATCAGGTATCAGCAATGCAGCCTGATGGCGAACTTAACGAGTTGAAGAATCAACTGGGTAACGACATTCGGGACATCAACATCGATCTGAATACTATTCAAGATCATACTGATCGTTTGACAAGCAATCTACCCAGCTTGGCCGGTATAGCACAAGCGGCTCTTGCACTTGACACGGTTATGAACCTCTTGAGCAATCCTTGCCTAGGACTGGATGGTATGCTGGGTTCTATCATGGACTCGGGTAAGAAATTGCTCAACGATATAAAGAGCAAGATCAACTCAGTGAAGAACGCTATCATGAGTAAGATCAGCGATCTAAGTAATGGTATCAGGGATGCAATCAGCGGCTTGAAAAACAAAATAACAGATTTGGTGAATCAAGCCAAATCTCAGATTTCCAGCTTTATCAATAAGGCCAAAGCTGAAATCATGAACTTTGCCAAAGCGCTTTTGGCGCAAGCTCGTCAAGGTCTAGCTGAGCTTTTAGCTAACTTGCCCAAAGATCCTTGCTTGCGTGGACTCCTTCGAAGCGCAGTGACGGGTGCCGCGGCAGCAATCATAAAATGAGCAAACCGGCAGTCCGAAAAGGTGACAAATGTACCGGGCATGGTGATGCAAAACCGCGTGCTTGTGTTCAAGGAAGCCCTGACGTTTTCATCAACGGAAAGCCTGCGCATCGTCAAGGCGATATGTGGGGTATGCACAAAAGTCACACCAGCAAACTAGCTCGTGGTTCCAGCAGTGTCTTTGTGAATGGCAAAGGCCAAGCTCGTGTTGGCGATCCAGTTCTCTGCGGTAGTCGCTGCGCCCAAGGCTCTCCAAATGTGTTTGTGGGTGATGCAGGAGGTACAGGTGGCGGTGCAGCACCTGTGGCAACAATGTCAACTGCGGACTTGGGTGATCCAGAGCGTTTTGTCAAAGCCGGCGGCTACTCGGGCTCTGGCACCATTGATACTGAAAGCGGTGTTGAAGGAATAAATGCAGATTCTTCCAATCTACCGGATGATCCACAGAATGGTCCCATCGACGCCTCGGATGACGATATTGATTGGTTGACCACCTGTATGATGGACGAGGCGCTGAACCAAAAGACCCATGATGCGTGGGCGGCAGTGGCGCAAGTGGTAGTTACCCGTACGCGGACGGGAAAGAACGCCGGTGTCACTAATCCAGCCTGGAAAGGTTCGCTCAAGGGAACAGTTCTAGCCAGTGATCAATTTTCCGGCTTTTACTTTGATTTCGTAGGACGGCGATATAGTCGTGTGGTTGCCCGTGGCGACTGGGCCAAGGTTGAGATCCGTGGCAAGAAAAAGATGGCAAAATATCGTGCATCATCGGCTTGGAATTCCTTCCATGCTGTTGCCCAGCAGGTTGTGAATGGCAACTATAACGGTGGCGCGGGATGGCAGCGGATCAAGAACGTTCCCGCTACGATGTATGTCAACCTAGCTATCAGCAACCCTGCGTGGGCTCGGCAGAGCAGCTTTGTAACAAGAATTGAAGGTCATTCATTCTTTAGGGGTTGACAACGAACAAAAGCTTTGCTATACAAGCGATGTTATTGAAGACCAAAGCTTAATAGCAAACAGCGGACCCGGGGGCGGTACCCGGCAGGTCCACCATAACTGCGCAGAGTCCACCTAGGGACGATGTTGCCCTCCGGGGCGGTTATGATGGGCCTGAACTAGGATCGACGTGTGAGCAAACGGCTGAGAGACGATCCAGGCAACTGGTGAAGCTATGACAGGGGTGGTTCCCTGTGACTTCAGTTCTAAATCGGCCAACGACTTAACGGTCAACGACAACACTGTTGTCGAGGCACGTCTGGCCGCGTAAGCGGCTAGGCGAGGATTTGAAGCTTCGGTGAATAATCCGCGTCTCATCAATCCCTAGGGGATCAACTCCCTAGGTGGCGCATGGTCCCGGCGTACCAACCGAACGGGCCACCTCCAACCTAGCAGCAAACCTTACAGGCAGCAAAACCACGCCCTTGCTTCTTGTTAAGGCGAGTTCTTGTACACAACTTAGCGCGAGATAAATTTGCGATAAGTAAGGAAAAGTGCTCCGAAGTTTTCGGGTGACAGTTTATCACTTAGAACATAACGTGTTCTTATGATTTACGGAGCACCACATGCCTGACAGGAATTCCCAGTTACATAAGTGGCTGCAGGGCGTTCTTGTCTCTGGGGTAGGGATTGGGGCGAGCGTGGACAAGGCAATTAAATCAGATATTAACATCAAAATGTTGACGGACCTAGCGCCGACAATCATTTCAACGCGTTCGCCGGATGGCACGCTATCATATGTCAACACATTCTGGTTTGATTTTACCGGCTGCGAACCCTGTCCTCCTGAAGAACTAATGTGGTGGGAATTTGTCCATC